GCCGCCCTCCCCGACAGCGTTGCGGGCCCCGCGCGGGCCTACCACGCGCACCACTTCGCCTGCCCAACGTGCATTGCTGCCGGGCAGGGCCGTGGGCGCCGCTGCGCCACCGGGCTCGACCTGCGCCGCGCCTACGGCCAGGCCTACCGCGACTTCAAGAACAGCCCAACCCGGGCCTGACTGCCCATCACACCATGACCACCTACCGACTCACGCAAGCCTTCGCCGACCTTCCTGCTGGCGCCATCGTCTACCCGTTCGACGGCAACACCTACGGCATCCTGGGCGACGACACCCGGTTTTCCGGCGAGCCCCACGCCGCCATCACCCGCACGAACGATCCGGGCGCACCGTTCCTGTCCGTGCCGGTGCGGATTATGGAGCCGGTGACCGGCACCACCAACGCCTAACCCCAACCACCATGAACATCAAAATCTCAGCCCGCGCGCTCGCCTTCTGCGCGCACTTCCAGGCCAAGCAGGACATCCGCTACTACCTCAACGGCGTGCACGTGCAGCCCATGCCGGCCGAGGCCGGCGGCGGCGTGCTGGTGGCCGCCACCAACGGCCATGCCATGGGCATCTGGCGCGACGCCAATGGCAGCACCGACCGCGAGGTGATCATCCGCACCACACCGGGCCTGCTGTCGGCGGCGGCCAAGGGCGGCATCGTGAAGGTGGTCGACAACCGGCTAGCGGTCATTCGCCTCGACGGCCCGGAGGAGATTGAAGACTGCGAGGCTTTCGTGCAGGCCAACGGCGACCGCGCCTACGCCGGTAGCAGGTCGGCACCACCCTGGGAAGTCGAAGGCAAGTTCCCCGATGTCGCCCGAGCGGTGCCGGACCTGCGGAAGATCCGCGCCACCCAGGGCCAGCACCTGGGCGTGCTGAGCGCTACCTACCTGGAGCTGATCGCCAAGGCGATCCCCAGCGACGTGCGGTCGAAGGGCTGCGGCGTGGCCATCCGGCAGCTCGGGAAGGATCTCGGCGCCCTGGTGACCTACACCCGCATCCCCGAGGCCGCCGCCGTCATCATGCCGATGCGCGACGACGCCGAGCCCGGGTTGTGGCTGGAGCATTGGCAGCGCCTCAACCAGCCTGCCGAAGCGCCGCCGCAACCCGAGCAGCAGCCCAGCGAAGCCGCCCCGGGAGCGTCGGAATGACCGCGCGACGTCAGCGCGAGATCGAGGCCATGATCCGCCGCAGCGGCCTCGTTCTGCTTTCCACCAATTCGACGGGCAGCGGTCACATCCAGGTGACGGTCGAGGCCCCAAACGAGGCGCGGCGGAAGTTCTCCGTCGCCCGATCGCCCAGCGACTACCGCAGCGACAAAAACCAGCTGCATGAGTTCCTGCGGTTCGCCCGCGAGAACCAGGCTCCGCTTACCGCAGTGGCCCAGGCCTTGGCGCAGGCCGTCTCCAAGCCGACCGCGGCGCCCGAGCCCACCCCGATTCCAGCAACCCCGCCGGCACCTCCGGCCGTCCCACCCATGACCAAAATCGAACGCAACCACCTCACCCACGCCCAGTTCTACCAGCTGTGCGAGTGGATCAAGACCGCCAACCTCGACGGTGTGCACAACCGACCAGAGGCCGCCAAGCGCGCCAGCGCCGGCCTGGGCTTCGAGGTATCGGACAGCAGCGTCGGCAAGGCCATGGAGGCCACCGGTATCGAGCTGACGCCGGCGCCGGCGTCGAACCTCGCCAGGCGTGACCGCACGCACATCCTCGCCCGCGAGCTGGTTGCGCTGCTGCGCGACCTGGGCAAGGAGCCGAGCGCCGAGCTGCTGAGCATCACGCAACGGCATGGGGGTGTGGCATGACCAAGACCACCGGACGCATCGCCCGCGAGGGCGAAATTCACTTCGGCGACGCCAGCCTGAGCGTCTGGGAGGAAGGCATCCCCCGCGAGTGGGATCCCAAGGTGAAGTGGGAGCAGAAGTTCAAGCGCGAGGTGTTCGCCCGCATCGTACAGACGCTGAACCGCATCGGCTGGACCTGCACCATGCCACCTATCAACCTCCACAGCGTGAAGCACTACGGCGGCAACGTCGAGCGCTGGTCTCGGGAGCGCAAGCGCTTCTGCGTGAAGGGCGACCTGAAAGCCGATCTTGAAATCAGCGGCCGCACCATCACGCTGCAGATGTTCCAGTCTGTGAACTGCCCGACGCGCTCGGATCACGAGGGCCGCTACGAGCGCGACAAAGAGGCGTGCATGCCCTACCCGCTTCGCCTGGAAATGGAGCGCACGCGCCGCCGGATCCGCGAGTACCTGATGAACGTGTTCACCGGCTACGAATTCGAGCCCGAGCGCTACCCCAAGATGGGCCTCATGGGCCTGACCGCCTACGAGAAGGCGGCTCACGACCGCCGCACCACAGGCCACTACAAGCCCGCGCTGGACCGCGCCGAGATCAGCATGAAGAGCAACGCGATCGCGGCCGACGGCGGCACCATCGAACACGGCGCGCACGTCTGGGCCCTGGACTACAAGGGCCGCGTCATCACCGGCACGGCCTACTACGACCTCAACAGCGCTTGGCAGATCGTGACGGGCCGCTACGGGCTGGTGTACTGCCACACGGGCGAGATCTTCACCCGCCAGCCCGACCACCTGCGCCTGAAACGCAACCAGCGCGAGCGCCGCAAGCGTCTGGAGCAGGAGCTGCAGAAGGCCGTCGCGCGCATGGACTTCAAGCGCGCCGAGGTGCTGAAAAACGTGCTGTTCCCGGACGGCGGCCAGCTGTTCCACATTTTCAGCAACAAGCACGACTGCTATTTCCGGGCCAACTACTGCGGCTACACGAAGGACACGACCTACGCCGGCCGGTACACCGAGGCCGAGCTGAAACCCTACGCCAGCGAGATCGCCAACGGCACGCTGAAAGCCATCCCCATCACCCAAGGAGAACGCGCATGACAACCACCCCCAAGATCCCCCTCGCCATCGCCGCCCTGGCGGCCCTGGCAACCCTCGACTACATGTTCTTCAACGCCCTGAGCAGCCCGCTGTCGGGCGGCGAGAAGGCCCAGCTGCTGTGGCTGGCGGCCATCGCGGCCAAGCTGCTGATGCCGACCCGCTGATCCACCAAACCCCACGAACCAGCCCGCCTCGCGCGGGCTTTTTTGCGTCCTGGGCCCAGGGTGGGCGAGAGCAATCCACTACCGAATTGATAGCGCGCCATCTCCAGCCGGCGCGGCCAGGCCGAAGGCTCATCCACTGCGACTGGCCGGCGACGGCGCGCCGCATGGCCACTCTAGGCCCAGGCATGAAAAAGCCCCCGTTTTCAGGCGGGGGCTGTGGCTGGGCAGGCGCCCAGGTCAGAACGCCGGCTCAGGCTCGCGCTCGCCCACGGCGGACTCGACGAGGATGCCAGACAGCGGCAGGCGGATGCACTTGGTCAGGACGCCGTTGAAGCGCGCCGGGTTGTTGCCGTTCTTGTCGGCGCCTTCGACGCGCGCCAGCACGCCGCGCCAGTCGGCCTCGAACGTGGTGCCCTGCATCAGCGCCGTGATCTCCTTGTGGCCGTTGGCGAGCATGAGGTAGCCGTCCTTCACCCGCATGCCGTGGCGCTGAAGGATCGCCTCGGCGGTGACGTCGTTGACGTCCAGGGACGCCACAGGCCGCCCAGACGCCGCGCACACCAGCTCGTAGACGCTGACCTCGATCCCGCCCTTGATGCGCACCAGGGAGCCAAGGAGGGCCTGCAGGGCGCTCTGCGACTCGTCGGTGTCGTGGTTGTCGCGCAGGTCGTGCCAGTTGTGGCTGGCGAACACCTTGCGGGCCTGCTCGGGCGTGGCGACCTTCTGCGACATCAGCGACCAGGCGCCGGCCAGCAGGGCCCCGTACTGGTCGCCGTCGCGCTGGCTGCCGAAGAAGTCGGCGCCGGCGGCGCTGAACACCTCGATGTTCTTGAGCGTGACGGGCAGCATGTCAATGCAGCGGCGCAGCAGGCGCGCGCGGATCGTGGCGTCCTTGTCGGTCAGCTGGTACATGGCCTCCTTGATCTGCAGCCACTCGCCGCTGTCGCTCGACTTGCCCGAGCGCAGCGACAGCACGGTCAGGCGGTCGATGTCGGCCTTGTGCTTGAGCGCGACCTGGATCGACGCCAGGCAGAACATGCTGCGGATGTGGTAGGTCATCCCCGAGCCGTCGGTCGTGCCCTTGAGGGTTTCGGCGTCGGACTCGGTCGAGGCCTGGCGGATCAGGCCCAGGATGGACTGGATCCGCTTGGCGTCGCCCTCCTCGTTCGATTCGGACTCGTCCATGACCACGGGCCGGGCGTCGGCACGCAGGCGCTGGCGAATGCCGGCCTCTGAGCTGTTGCCCTGGGCGAACACGTCGGTGCCCTTGAGCATGGCATGGCCAAACTTGGCCAGCGTGGACTTGCCCGAGCCGGCGCCGCCGGTCAGCCAGACGTGGGGGCGCCACGGGATGGCGCCACAGATCGGCGCCAGCGCGATCCAGCCCGCGAACAGCAGCGCGCTGCCGCTCACGCCCCAGCGGAACATCTTGATGACGTCCACGATGCACTTGCCGTCGTCGTCGCTGAGCATGACCTCGGCCGGCATCTGCATGCTCTTGGCGAGCTCGTAGACGTAGCTGGATTGGATGCTGGTCACCGCGGTGCGGGCACCGTCCACGGACAGGTGGCTGCCGTGGTGGTAGACGACGCGGCCGGCGTCGAGCCAGGCGCCGCGCCCCCGGATCCGCTCGGTGTCGAAAATGCCCTTCTTCTCGGCGGTGCGGATCAGAAATTCGGCGGCCATCTTGGTGTCGAACTTGGCCTTGCCGCCAGGGAATTCGAGCTCCCACCAGTTCAGCGGGGCCAGCTCGATGAGGCCGGTTTCGCTCATGCCGCCGGCCGAGATTTCGGCGATCTGCTTCTTGAGGTGCTGGAGGACGTAGTAGGTCTTGCGGTCGTAGCCCAGGACGGTGAAGTAGCTGTTGGCCTCGGGGCCGATGGGGTCGTCGGCGCCTGCCACGGGCTCGGGCAGCGGGGCCGCCAGGGTCTCGTCGGGTGCGTCGTCGGGGTCGTCTTCCCACGGCGCCACCGGGGCGGCCGGCTCGGGCTGCGGTGCAGGCGCCGGGCGCGCTGGCGGGTGCAGCACGGCCTCGATGGCAGCGCGCACGGCGTCGAGGCCCTGGGCCGCATGCAGGTCGTTGAAGTCGGTCGGCTTGCCCGGGGCGTCGTGGGCGAAGTCGGGGAACGCCACCAAGCCATCGGTCAGGCGGGCAGCCTCGCGCGCCTTGGTCAGGCCGGGGTTCTCGGGCGTGTTGGGGAACTCAGGCGTTGGGCCGGTCCACTGGTCGTTGTCGGAGACGAACACCAGCAGCGCGTCGGGGAAGGACCGGCGAATGGCGCGCGCCACGGGCACCAGGTTGCCGGCGTCGAACGCCACGATGCAGGCGTGGCCGGTGGCCTCGTGCGCGCTCGCCATGGTGGCGTAGCCCTCGCCGATCAGGATGACCTTGCGCTGCTCGCCGCGGTGCTCGACCTCCTGGGGCTTGCCGATCGAGTAGAACAGCCCCTCCTTGGCGCCGCCCGACAAAAAGTCCTTGTCGCGCCCGCCCATGGCTTTGCCGGCGAAAATCGCCTGCAGGCTGTGCACTCGCTTCTTGGTGTCGCGGATCGGGACCAGCAGGGCCTGCTTCGAGATGACGTGCACCTCGCCGGTGTCAGGGTCGGCCTTCTCCCACAAGCCCACACGCAGGCCGTGAGACTTCACGCCCTTGCGGGTCAGGTAGGGGTGCTCGGTGCACTCGCTGGCGGCCGCCCAGATGCGCTCAGCCTCGGCGGCCGCCATCTCGCGGCGCTGCAGCTCGGCGGCCTCGCGCTCGGCCTTCTGCTTGGCCATCTTCTTGGCCCAGGCGCGCCGCTCCTCTGGGCTCAACTCGCGGGTTTCGCCGGCCCAGGTGAACTTGGCGTCGGTGCCGAACCGCTTGTTGCAGCCGAAGGCGCCGGCCGGGGTCGTGCCGTCGAGATGAAGGACGAACCATCCGTTTTTGGCGCCGCGCTTGTCGCCGTCTACGTGGACACGGTGGAACTTTCCATCGGCTTCGATGTGACCCGACACGACGATGCCCTGTTCGGCCATTGCGCGTCGGAAGGATTCGATAACCTGTTGCTCATTTTGCATACAGTCTCCCCACTGCATGCGGTGTTGTTCTTCTCATCCGGGTGCTGCCATTCCAGAAAGCTGCTGTAAGGGGCGGTGAGCAGGCGCCAGCAGGAGCGCTTTTCGGGAGCTACCCTAGCCCACCGCTAACTTGTTGTTGGACCTTCGATTATGCGGTCATCTAGGCACCGCCGATGCTGCTTCAAACCAATCGCCAGGCTGCGGGCGATAGCCTTCGACTATCTTCACCGCCGCCTCGGGCGTGTTGGCGACGCCGGCAATGCCGCCGGCGCGCTGCACCGTCTCCATCCAGTGGCGCTGGTCGGCGCTGGTGCGGCCGCCGTCGGTGCGTTTGCACTCCACCGACAGGAACACGGCCACCCGGCAGCCGACCATGTCGGGCGTGATTGTGATCGTGCGCCAGCCCAGCAGGTCGCCCTGGCCGACGACGGGGTTGCCGTTGGCGAGCGCCAGGCCCAGGGCCACCGGGCGAGCGCCGGCCAGCACGACGCTGCCGTCCACCAGGCGGCGCGGCGGGCCGTTGCCCAGCCAGGCTTTGCCGCTGTTCGCGCGGAACAGCACCACGCCGGCCAGGGCGGCCGCGCGGAGCCAGATGGAGCGCTGGGTGGTGGACTCGCGCATCAGGCTTCCTTGGCCTTGGCCTCGGCCATCAGCGCGGCGTAGGCAATGTGGTCCTCGGCGCTGTCGGCGTGGAAGCCCGGGCGGGTGAACAGGCGCACCTGCTTGAGAATGTCCAGCAGCAGCCAGCCCTCGGCCTCGGAGAGGTCGCGGCCGGTCACGGCATTGAAGGCCACCACGGTCTGCGCCATCGAGCGCTCGCCTTCGGGCTTGTCGTAGGTCGCGGCGCGGTCACGCATGTGACCGGCGGCACGCTCCAGAAGTTCAGGGGCGGTGATTGCCATGGCGGTCCTCAGAACGGCACGTCTTCGTCCATGGACTGCTGGCGGGTCGGCGCCGCAGCAGGCGCCCGGGCCGGTGCCGGCGCGGCCGCGCGCTGGCCGCCCTGGTCGCCATCGGGGCGAGCACCCAGCAGCTGAAAATCAGCCACACGGATCTCGGTGATCTGCTTCTCGTTGCCGTCTTTGTCCGTGTACTTGCGCACGGAGAACTCGCCATTCACGCGGATCTGGCTGCCCTTGCGGGCGTACTGCGCCAGCAGCTCAGCGGTCTTGCCGAAGAACGCGCAGGGCACCCAGGTGGTCTGCTCGCGGGTCTCGCCGGACTGCTTGTCCTTCCACTTTTTGCCCACGGCGAGCGAGACGTTGCAGTTGGCGTCGCCGCTGGCGAAGTGCTTGAGCTCGGGGTCGCGGCCGAGGCGCCCGATGAATACGCAGAGGTTCAAATCAGCCATTGTCTACTTTCAAAATGCGGGCTCTTGGCCCGAGGGTTGGGAATTCGCTACAGCGGCGCGCGCGAAGTCGCCGAATGATTGATCGTCACCCGGGCGGTCCACGATGACGCCCTGCCGGCGCCGGTACTCGGCGCAGTGTTCGTCGAAGCGCTCGCGCAGCTCCTTGAGGGCCTTGGGCTTGTAGGCCTTGAGGTCGGACAGGTAGATGCCGAACGTGTCCCAGGGGGTCTGCCCGGTCTGCTGCTGCCAGGTGCGGAGGTCGTTGATCAGCGAGACCCGGATGGCGGCCTTCTCCTCGCGGTGCTTGACGACCGCCTCGGCGCGGCCGCGCGAGTAGCCGAGCTGGGCGATCATGTCCTCGACGGTCTTGGCAGCGGCCTGGGCGGTGCGCTGGCGGGCCATCTCCTGCTGGCGCATCTTCTCCTGCATCTCGGCGCTGATTTTCTGCAGCTCGCCGTCGACCTGCTGCAGACTGCGCGCAGCCTTGACCTCGTAGACGTGGCCGCAGCCGGGGCACTTCGGGGCGGCCGCGTGCGCGGTGAAGCACTTCGGGCATTGGTTGATCTCGACCTTTTCCTCGGGCAGTTCGTCCTCGTCGGCCTTCTTCTTTTTCCGCTTCTTGCGTCCGTCCAGCGTCCAGTCGCGCTCCTCGTTGGGAAGGCCGTGCTTGCGCTTGAACTCGCCGTTGTGGAGCGCGCCGACGTTGGCGACGTGGTCGAGCAGCCAGCACTCGTTCTTGCCCGGGCTCGGGCGCATGACGCGGCCGACCTGCTGGAGGAACAGTGCCTCGCTGGCTGTGGGGCGCAGCATGATGCAGACCTCCAGGTCGGGCAGGTCGTAACCTTCGCTTACAAGATCGACAGTGCAGGCGCCGTGGATCTCGCCGCGGCGCAGGCGCTGGTTGACCGCCGTGCGCTCGCTGTCGCTCATGTGCGGCGCGCCGACCAGCAGGTCGAAGCGGTAGCCGGCGGCGTTGAACTCGGCCGCTACGTGCTTGGCGTGCTCGATGCTGGTGCAGAACACGATCGCGCGCCGGCCAGGGCAGATCGTGCTGTAGTGCTCGACCGCGCTGCCGGTGATCTTGGGCTTGTCGACCAGGGCGGCCAAGGCCTGCAGGTTGTCGGATCCGTCGCGGTTGGTCTTGGCCGCGTCCAGCCCCTCGGGCACGAATGGGCTGGCGTAGACGTGGGGATTGATCAGCATGCCGCGGCTGATCAGCTCGACCACGCTGGGGCCGAGCACCATGGCCTCAAACAGGCCGCCGGCATGCAGGCCCAGGCCCTTGCCGTCCGTGCGGACCGGGGTGGCCGTCACGCCGAGCATGATCGGCTTGCCCAGCTGCTCGTAGACGCGCCCCCACTTGTTGCCCTCGATGACGTGGTGGGCCTCGTCGAAGATCAGCAGGCCGAACTTGTAGGCCTGCTTCTTGAGCCGCTGCAGCAGCGTGTCCACGCTGGCCACCTGCACCATGGCGTGCTTCTTGGGCGTGAAGTCGGGGCTGATCAGGCCATGGTCGATGCCAAGGTTGGTCAGGCTCGCCGATGCCTGCAGCAGCAACTCCTTGCGGTGCACGATGATGCACGTCGGCCGACCTTTGTCGGCGGCGCTGCTGGCGATGTAGCTGAACGTGTAGGTCTTTCCGCCACCTGTTGGCAGCACGAAAAGGACGGCCTTGCGGCCTTGGCGGTACTCGACGCGGATGCCGGTGACGGCCTCCTCCTGGTAGTCGCGCAGGCTGATCTTGGAGCTCATGCCAGCTGCTCCAAGTGAGCGGCCAGCCGCACGCCGATCCAACGCATGTTGAACACGCACATGCTGTTGCCAAGCGCCTTGTAGCGGGGGCCGTCCGGGCAATCCTGTGTGGTGGGCTGGCGCAGCCCACGGCCGGTGAGGCGGATCAAAAATTCCTCAAATGACACACCGCTTGCGCTGGTGCCCTTGCGCTTTGCCCATGCCTGATGCGCCTTCCACGGGATCAGCGTGTAATCGTCAGGAAATCCCTGTAATCTCTCGCATTCGCGGGGAGTGAGGCGGCGCACTTGCATGGCGACAGCGATGTGTGGGTCTTGGTCGCTTTGGCCTCGCCCGTGGCTTGCGGCAAGCGTAGGGAACACCTCGGTGTTTGGAGCGCTACCACAGCCACGTTTCAGATTCCCTGGTTGGAACGCCACCGCAGTTGGATTTAGCGCCCCCAGCGCCGGGCTCAGGTTCTCCGTGCTGGCGTGCTGGGTGGCCGACAGGTTGGCTGGGAAGGCAATAACGTCGCCCGATGTGCCCTTGGCCTGCGATGCGCCTATGGTGCCCACAGTGTGCAGGAATGCCGCCTGCACGTCTGAACCGTTCTGCGCGATCACACCCACCGGCGCCAGCACATTCAGGTTCCCGCTGGCCGTGGTGCTGGCCGTCAGCGCCGGGTTGACGCCAGCCGGGTCGGTGATGCGGTCGTTCGCATAGTCGTGGCTGTAGTAGGCGTAGCGCACGCCGTCCTGCGCCACCGGCACAATCGGCGTCCCTCGCCCCGTCCCATCCTCGCTAGCGTCGAAACCTTCGGCCTTGAGCGTATGGGCTATATCGCCAGTCACGCATGGCACCACGTACTCGTCTTTCGAGTCGCCGGAGCGTGCGCCATGACCAGCGCCACCGTTTGGCGCACCTGCCCGCAGTGTTGGCATGATTTCGACATGAGCCACCGGCTTTGGGATCGCCGCAATCGGTGCCTCATGGTTGCAAGTCAGGCACGGGCCACGGTCAAAACCAATTTCTGCCCCGCCTTGGCCGTGAGCCATTGTGATTACCCCACCGTCTAAGTCGAAGTCGGTGCCAAGGCCACCGCCTGCAGTGCTGCGTGAAGGGATGGTGGGAGCGACTTTCCCCGCTTGTCGGCTCGGCGCAGAATCCCGGCGCAGGCCGTTCCACTCAAAAAGAACCGCTGCGGGATCGAACCCGTTTCGAGCACTTGCGACAACGAACACACGACGGCGTCGTTGGGCCACTCCGAAATATTGGGCATCGAGGACTCGCCACGCGACTGCTCTTTGGGGGCCAAACACACAACCAGCGTTTGACCATTTTCCCCCTGGCGGTTGAAGTTCGCTGCTTTCGCCGGCAAGCCCTGCCAGAAAGCATCCGAATGCGTTGTCCTTACTGCTGAGCACGCCTGGGACGTTTTCCCAGACGACGGAACAAGGTTGTTCTCCACGAACAGATCGAGCTGAATCAATTTCATTGGCGAGGTTCACGTAGGCGAGCGTCAGAGCGCCCCGAGGGTCGGAAAGCCCGCCACGCAGGCCGGCGACGGAAAAGGCCTGGCAAGGCGTGCCGCCCACCAGGATATCGGGCGCGGGGACCGCACCGCTGCGCACAAGCGCCGCGATCTTGGTCATGTCGCCCAGGTTCGGAACATCGGGGTAGTGGTGCGCCAGCACCGCCGCAGGAAACGGCTCAATTTCAGCGAGCCAAGCAGCTCGCCAGCCCAGCGGATGCCAGGCCACGCTCGCGGCCTCAATGCCAGAGCAAACGCTGCCGAAGGTAACGGGTTGGTTCATACAAAACGCGGCATCAACAAGCCGTCCGCGCCTCAAAAAAGGTTGTGATTACTGAGCCGGGTGCTCAGCGACGATGCGCTCCACTTCGGTGATGACGGAGATCGTCTTGGGCGGGCGCCGCTTCCAGCGGTCGGGCGTGCTGCGGCTCATACCGGCCTTCTGGCAGATAGTCGTCCAGTTGAGGCCCTTCGCCTTGGCGTCGGCCTCGATTTTCGCGATGCGCTCGCGAAACACGTCGGTGAATGTCTGGGTCATGCTCGTTGATCGGAAAGTGCGATTTGGCGAAGTGTACCGTATTAGGTCAAACCGACCAAAGTTTTCGCATGATCTTTTATGATCAACAGTGAAAACGCGAGCACCCGCAATGAACAACGTGGCGAAAGCGAGACAAGCAAGGTGAGGAATACTTGCCGCTTAATCAAATTTGATTGAGAATTGCAGCATCAAATCTTTTTCGATCAGCCGGAGCACCATGACGACACCCCAATTTCTGACGCCAGACGCCGACGGCGTCTTGACACCCCACCCACTGGGCCTCGTCGAGCAAAGCAACGAGGCCTACCACTCGGGCCCCGGCATCTCGAAGTCGCACCTCGACAAGATCGCCAGCGCCAGCCCACGGCACTACTGGCATCACTACTTGAACCCCGACCGCGAGCCCGAGGAGCCGACGCCCGCGAAAGTGCTGGGCAGCGCCGTGCACAGCATCATCCTGGAGCCGGACCTGTTCACCACCCAGTTCGTGGCGAACCCCGGCATCGAGCGCCGCAGCAACGCCGGCAAGGCCGAGTATGCGGCGTTCGTGGCCGAGCACGCCGGCAAGACCATTCTCACCGACGACCAGATGCAGGCGTGCCTGGCGGTGCGCGACGCCGTGCACCTGCACCCCGTGGCAGCCGGCCTGCTGCAAGGCGGCAAGGCCGAGCAGTCGTTCTACGCGATCGACAAAGAGACCGGCGAGCTCATCAAGTGCCGCACCGACTACCTGGCGGGCGACATCATCGTCGACGTCAAGACGACCGACGACGCCAGCCCGGCGGGCTTCGGCAAGTCGGCGGCGAACTACCGCTACCCGCTGCAGGTGGCGTGGTACCACGACGTGCTCGACGCGGCTTTCGTGGAGCACCCAGCGCACTGGGTGTTCCTGGCCGTCGAGAAGGAGCCGCCTTACGCCATCGGCCTCTACTTCGCCCAGCCCGAGGACATCGTCCGGGCCCGGCCGGCGGGCCGCCGCGACTTCCTGCGCATCGTCGAGCACAAGCGCTCTGGCGAGTGGCCGGACTACGGCGTCGAGGCCCTGCCCCTGCAGCTGCCGAGCTGGTGGAAGCCGTGACCATCCCGCCGCCGCCGCATCCGTTCGTGTTCGCCCTGCTGGTGTCCCTGCTCATGTGGGGCCTGCTGATCCGAGGCGTCCAATTCCTTGTCCACACCATCGAAACCTCACCCCTATGAAAATCAACCACATCACCATCCGCAACATCCTGGGCATCTCGGAGCTCGACCTGAGCCCCCAGGGCTTCACCCAGATCAGCGGCCCCAACGGCACCGGCAAGACCTCGGTGCTCGAAGCCATCAAAGCCGTGCTCAACAGCGGACATGACGCCACGCTGCTGCGCCAGGGCACCGACAAGGGCGAGATCGTCCTCGTGCTTGACGACGGCACCGAGCTGTCGAAGACCGTCACCCAGGCCACCAGCACGACCGCCGTGCGCCGCGACGGCAAGAAGCAGCCGCGCCCGGCCGAGGCCATCAAGGCGCTGACCGACGCGCTGTCGGTGAACCCCGTCGAATTCCTGCTGGCCAAGCCCAAGGACCGCGCCCGCGTGCTGCTGGAGGCCATGCCGCTCGAAGCCGACACCGAGCACCTGGCGCAGATCGCCGGCATCGAGGTGAAGGCCGCCCCGGGCTTGCATGCCCTGCACGTCATCAACCAGGTGCACCAGCAGGTTTTCGACGCCCGCACCGGCACCAACCGGGCGGTCAAGGAAAAGGCCGCCACCATCAACCAGCTGGAGGCCGCCGTGCCGCCAGCGCCGGCCGGCGTGGACGGCGACGAGGAGGATCTGGCGCAGCGCGTGGCCGAGGCCGACGGCGTGCGCGCCAGCACGCTAGGCCGCATCACCGCCAAGCTCGACGGCCTGCGCACCAAGGCCCAGGCAGACATCGACGCCGTGCGCGCCGAGGTGCAGCGCAAAATCGACGAGGCCAAGACCGAAGGCCAGAAGCAGGTCGACGCCATCAACGCCGAGCTGGCGGACCAGGAGCGCCGCGCCGCCGGAGCGCGCGAGAAGGCCAACGCCACCCACGCCGAGGCCGTGCAGCCCCTGCAAACCCAGCTGCAGGTCATCCGCAACGACCGCGAAGCCGCCGGCCGCCGCAAGCAGACGCTGGAGACCATCGAGGTGATGCGCACCGAGCTGGGCGCCCTACAGACCGAAGCCGAGACGCAAACCGCCGCGCTGCAGGCCATCGACGACTACAAGCTGCAGTTGCTGTCCGGCCTGCCCATCCCCGGCCTGGAGGTGCGCGAAGGCGAGATTTTCCGCGACGGCGTGCCGTTCGACCGCCTGAACACCGCCGCCCAGGTGGAGATCGCCGTCGAGGTCGCCAAGCTGCGCGCGGCCGACCTGGGGGTTGTGTGCGTGGATCGGATCGAGTGCCTGGATAGCACCACGCTGGAGGCCTTCAAGCAGAGCGCGCTGGAGTCTGGCCTGCAGCTTTTCATCACCCGCGTCAGCGATGAAGAATTCGCCATCGACACCACCGATTGAACTTCGGCACCGATAGTCAAATTCAATCAGGCCGCCTGAATTTACTCAAATACAATCAAGTTTTCTACGAGGAACCCATGAAACCCTTCATTCAAATCGCCCTGAGCTCGGGCCACGTTTTCGAGGTGCCCACCCAGGCCATCGCAGAGAACCGCGCCAAGGACATGCTCGACCTTCACAAGGACGAATTCGCCGACCTGGCCGCCGCACTGGCAGACACGACCGAGCTGTTCGAGGACAGCAGCGAGATCCGCGACTGGGCGCTCAACAACATGAACCCCAGCGACTACCTGCCTGGCAGCCGACTGATCCTCTTCACGCCGCCCGAACAGGACTTCAACACCGCCGAGTGGAGCTACCACGACGCGCCGGCCATCGTTGGCGAGCTCGACGGCGAGACCATCATGCAGACCCCGTTGGAGTACGTGGCGTCCGTGATGGCGGCCAGCCGCCAGCTGTGCGGCATCACGATGTGCCGCAGCCAGGCGGCAGACGAGCAGGTCGGCGTGGCCGTGTTCCTCGGCCCGGTCAGCGTGACCAACACCTACGCCCAGGCCCTGGAGGTGGTGACTCGCAACGTCGCCGCGCAGATCAACGCCGTCCCGGCCAACACCCACTGATCAACCACCACCGAGAACGACATGAGCAATCCCGAAAACCTTCCCGTGACAGCCCAAGACAACCCCCAGCCGTTCCAGCGCATGCTGGCGTCCCAGGGTGGCATCAACGCCGGCGCCGTCGCCATTGAGCAGGAGCGCGCCATTGCCGAGGCGCAGGGCCAGCTGACCTTGGCGAAGCGCTTCCCGCGCAGCATGACCGCCGCCGTGACCGACTTCCTGGAGGCCTGCAACAGCCCCGAATTCGCGGCTACGGCCTTCTACAGCGTGCCCAACCGTGGCAGCGGCCCCAGCATCCGCCTGGCCGAGGAGGCCGCGCGTTGCTACGGCAATTTCGTGTACGGCCACCGCGAGCTGTCCCGCAGCGAAGGCAAGAGCGAGATCGAGGTCTATGCCTGGGACATGGAGAAGAACAACCGCAGCAGCCGTCAGATCACGGTCATGCACGTGCTCGACACCAAGAACGGCCCGAAGAAGCTGATCGACCAGGCCGACATCGACAACAAAATCGCCAACGTGGCCAGCAAGCAGATGCGAGGCCGCATCCTGGCGCTGATGCCCAAGCACATGATCGCGGCCGGTGTGGCCGCCTGCAAGCGCACCCTGGCCGGCGGCGGCGAGAAGCCGCTGAGCGAGCGCATCGTCGCCATGGTGCAGGCCTTCGCCCGCTTCGGCGTCACCAAGGCCCACCTGGAGGCCCACCTCGGCCACGGCGTGGACAACACCACGGTGGACGAGCTGGCCGACCTGATGGGCGCTTTCAACGCCATCAAGGAAGGCGCGAAGGCGAGCGAGTATTTCCCGCTCGACCAGCAGCAGGCCGCCCAGCAGGCTGAGAGCACCGGCGCCGCCATCACGCAGCGCGCCCGCGCCGCCGCGCCGAAGCCCGCCAAGGCACCCGCGCCGGCGCCCAAGCCTGCCGAGGAAAACAGCAACAGTGCTGAAACGAGCGGCAACGCGATGAAAGAACAGGCGTCCGAATCCGCACAAAAACACGCCCCGAGCGCACCCGCTGCGCAAGAAAAAACCGAGCAATCGCCCCCTCCCGCTGACGCGGCTGGGCCTGTCGACGACGTGTTCTAACCAGAGGAGGGTCAGCTGACCCGCACTTATCTCACCCCCGCCGAGGTGTCTGGCCGGTACAGCGGCCGCGTGTCGGTCAGGACGCTTGCGAATTGGAGATGGGCAGGAACCGGCCCGAAATTCACCAGGGTGGGGGGGCGAATCCTTTACAGGCTCGACGAGCTCCTATCGTGGGAAGAACGAAGGACTGTTGAGCACACTGGACAGTATCAAAGATGAAAATCTGCTCACGTTGCAAGCTGACTAAGAACCCAAATGATTTTCATTTGGACAAGACGAAGGTCAGCGGCCTCGCGTCCAAGTGCAAGGAGTGCGCAATTCGAGCATCGCGCGCTTGGTACGAGGCCAACAAGGGCCGTGTTCTCGCCGACTCGCGAGCCGCTTACGCCATCGACCCAACGGTGAAAAACCAGCAGGCAAAAAGGTGGCGAGAGAAAAATGCAGACCGAAAACGGCAAATCGACAAGGCGTGGCGCGAAGCAAACCACGAGACCGTTCGGGCGGCGAAGATGCGAAGGAAGGTCACCAAAATCCAGAGGCGACGACCCTACGACAAGGAGTTTTTTCAGCTGGTTGAGGTTGAGGCGCACCACCTTGCCGCGATCAGGCAGGACTGCACTGGAGTGCAGTGGCACGTCGACCATATCGTGCCGCTGCGCAGCAAGATCGTCAGCGGTTTCCACAATGAGTTCAATCTGGCCGTGATTACAGCCCGCCAGAACATGATCAAGGGAAACCGAATTTGGCCTGACAAGCCGTAACTACTGCGGCGGGCGCTACCTGCCCGCCGCCAAGGAGCAATCTTGGAACAATCGAAACTTGGATCGCTCGTCGAGGCCGCCATCGGGACCGCCATTGGTTTCGTCATGTCGATGGCCCTGAGCATGATCATCTACCCGCTGCACGGCCACAGCTTCACCCTGGCCCAGAACGCCAGCATCACGGCCATCTTCACCGTCGCCAGCATCGTGCGCGGGTACGTCGTGCGCCGCTGGTTCAATGCCCGGATCCGCGCCGCCGCCGCGCGTGTAGCCGGCGCTGTGTCGTGACCCCATCGAAAGGCATGTATGGCATGGTCACCACAGCAGAACGCAGCCATGAGCGCAGTCAGCGACTGGCTTAAAGACAAGCGGGCCCCGCAGGTGTTCCGCCTGTTCGGTTACGCCGGTTCGGGCAAGACAACCCTGGCGAAGCACCTGGCCGACGATGTGCGAGGCCGCGTGAGCTACGCCTGCTTCACCGGGAAAGCCGCTCTGGTCCTCAAAAAGAAGGGCTGCACGGGCGCCAGCACGATCCACAGCCTGATCTACAAACCAGAGCAGGACGACGAGACAGGCGAGGCCGAGTTCGTGCTCAACCCGGACAGCGCCGCCGCCGACTCCCAGCTGATCGTCATCGACGAGGTATCGATGGTGGGCGAGGAGCTGGCGCGCGACCTGCTGAGCTTCGGCCGCAAGGTGCTGGTGCTGGGCGACCCGGCCCAGCTGCCGCCGGTGAAGGGCGAGGGCTACTTCATCAACGCCACGCCCGACGTCATGCTCACCGAGGTGCACCGCCAGGCGGCCGAAAACCCGATCATCCGCATGAGCATGGACGTGCGCGAGGGGCGCGGCCTGGCACCGGGCCAGTACGGCGACAGCCTGGTGGTGCGCCGCGTCGACATCGGCAAGGACGAGCTGCGCGACTACGTGCTGGGCGCTGACCAGCTGCTGTGCGGGCTCAATAAGACCCGGCAGACGTTCAACACACGCATCCGCCAGCTCAAGGGCCTGCGGGGCGAGGCGGCATCGTTCCTGCCGACGACTGGCGACCGCCTGGTGTGCCTGCGCAACAACCGCCAGAAGGGGCTGCTGAACGGCGGGCTCTGGAACGTCGAGAAGGCCGCGCTTGGCACCCTGGGCAAGAACGCCGAGATGCGTCTGCGGTCGCTTGACGAGGACGAGGCCGCGCCGATCGACAGCATCGTGCCCGTCGAGTTCTTCCAGGGTACCGAGAAGGACCTGCACTGGAGCCAGCGCCGCAACTACGACGAGTTCACGTTCGGCTGGGCGCTGACCTGCCACAAGGCGCAGGGCAGCCAGTTCGACAACGTCGTGGTGTTCGACGAGGGGCGCGTGTTCCGCGAGGACGCCGCCAAGTGGACGTACACAGCCATCACCAGGGCGGCTGAGAAAGTGGTGGTGGTGCAATGAGCCGCAAACCCCTGAAAGCCTACGTGGTCCGCGAGGACGGTGAGGGCGGCTGCGCCATCGTGTTCGCCGACAAAGGCGCCACGGCTCGCCGCGACGGCGGCAACGAGCTGAACCTGTCATTCGAGGAAGTCGATTCCTGCCGCCGCGAGCCGGCGTTCGACCAGTACACCCCGGGCCCGGTGCCGCTGCACGCCACCCTGGCGGCGGGCTGGTGGCACAACTGCCAGCATTGCGAAGTGAGGTTCACAGAGGAAGGCCGCGACGACTGGGAGGAGGTTGAGCGCGAGTACGCCTTTGAGCCCGTGCAGGATGCGAACCACAACAACTACTGTTGCCCGGCCTGCATGATGGAGCAGTGGGCCGAGCGGCGCGAGCGGCAGGCTCGTGAGAATGCAGCCATCGAGGCCGCCTTCATCCGGTGGCCCGAGGCCCTGGAGGCGAGCGCAGGACGATACCGCAAGACCTGGCCGGAGCAGGGCGACGAGATGCGGGCAAGCGTCACCCTGCCGGGCGTGAAGTACCCGGTGCATTGGGTGCCTGGCGCCGCGACGGTGAGCGTGTCGCAGTGCGACGTGGAGGATTTCAAGCGGCTCTATGGGGCGCCTTCCTGATGCCCACCGCCTTCGACCCCATCACCGGCCAGGATGTGGACACCGCCAGCGAAGCCTGGCGCCACAGCTGCGAATGCCGCTGGCTCCTGGCCGCCAAGCCCACCCGCACCGAGAAGCACCTCTACCTCTACGGCGTCACCGACCGCTCCCAGCTGTTCAAGCCAAGCCCGGCCGGCCGCCCGCCCGTGCTGCGCGACGACCTGCGCCAGCTCTGGACCGGGCGGCCGCTGATGGCGTTCCGCAGCCTGGAGGCCGCCGACCGTATCCTGGCCGACGCCAGGAAGATCCACGAAGCCCAACAAAGGACCGCATGAGCCAAACCCAAAAATACGTCGCAGCCCCGCCGGGCGAACTCTACTGGCGCCACGAAGCCTGCCCGCACCCCGGATCCAAGGTGCTGCTGCTCACCATCGGCAACGTGTGCATCACCGGCCAGTGGTTCGGCAAGAAAGGCCAGTATTTCAACGCCTGGTGCCCCCTGCCCAAGGACGGCGCACCGCCGCCGGACATCCGCAAGGCCGGGCTCTGGGCTCGCCTGGTGTTCGCCTGGCGCCTGATTTTTCAACCCTATCGCGCGTGAGCGCAGAACCAAGGAGAACTATGAACCACTTTGACCAAACCATCGCCGACGCCGGCAATATCCTCGTGGCCAAGTGCCACGGCGCCAGCGCCGCCGCCGGCTGGTGGACCGACATCGCCACGGGCAATGACCTGATCGCCGAAATCCGCAGCGGCTCCCTGCTCGGAAAAGCCCTCGTCGGCCAGAAGCTGTGCCTGGTGCACAGCGAGGTGAGCGAGGGCATGGAAGGCCATCGCAAGGGCCTGCTGGACGACAAGCTGCCTCACCGCCCCATGATCGAGGTCGAGCTGGCCGACGCCGTGATCCGCATCGCGGACCTGGCCGGCGCCCTTGGCCTCGATCTGGGCGGCGCGATTGCCGAGAAGATTGCCTTCAATGCGAAGCGACCGGACCACAAGATCGAAAACCGCCAGGCCGAAGGCGGGAAGGCGTATTGAAATGGGCCTGTTCGCTCGCCTTTTCCGCCGCAAGGCCAAACCCGCCGCGCAGCCGGCCACCAGCCCCCACCAGGCCGACCTGGGCCCAGGAACGGTATCTGGCCACACCGTGAGCGTGGGCAGCTGGGCGCGCACCGCCAGCATCAGCCAGGGCACGGGTTATGCGCAGGCCGCCCAGCCCGTGGCGCGCGTCCGCGCAGGCACCAGCGCCACCCCGCGCCCCAGCTCATCGGACGACACGCTCAACCCGCTCAACCCCATGAGCCCGATCAGCCCCATGAACCCGGCGCGGTTCATCTACGACTCTCCCCCTTGCCGGGCGGCCGCGCCCGAGTGGTCCTGCAGCCGCTCCGACGACAGCTGGTCGTCGTCAAGCGACAGTGGCAGCAGCGACAGCAGCAGCTCCTGCGGAGATTGAAAAAGGGCGGCCACTGGCCGCCCTTTTCGTTCAGCCCACCAGGGCCAGCGCCGGCTTGTCGTAGAGCACACCGCTCAGCCATGCGTTCCAGCTGTCCATGGCGGCGCGCATCTGCTGGAAATAGTCGGCGCGGTCGTAGTTTTTCGACCCCGTGTCGTTCTTGGCGTGCTGCTGAATCAAATCCCGCGTGAACCGGTCCACGCCGGCATCGTGGGCGCGAGACTTCCACGTGCGCCTCAGGTCGCGCGGCTGCCACGGCTCCATCTCGTTGCCTTCCTGGGCCAGCCAGCGGCGCACGGCCTGGGACACGCTGGACAGCGAGATCAGCTCGCCACCAGACCCGGCCCGGGCCGCAAACAGCGGGCCGTCCCCAAACTGGTCTTTGAGGCTCAGCAGGGTCGGCACAATGACACGCGGCAGCGGGATCTTGTGCGCACGCTTGCGCCCCTTGGTCTTGTGCGCCGGCATGTTCCACACCAGCGCCTCCAGGTCGATCTCGCTGCCCTCAATCCGCAGCGTTTCGTGCACGCGCTGGCCGCAGGCGATGATCAGCTTGATGCACGCCTCGACCTGCTCGCCAGCGCCCGATCCGCCGCCCGAGAAGGCCTCCCACACCAGCCGCAGCTCGGGCCCGGTCAGGTTGCGGTCGCGCACCGTGGTCGCCTCGGCGTCCTTCGCCACGTCCGCCACCGGGTTGTGCGCGATCCCCCACTCCTGGCGCTCGGCCACCGTGTAGTCGTTTGCCGACTTGAGTGCCCAGGCGAATGCCGCCGACAGGTAGCCGCGCGCCTTGTCGGCGGCGCCACGGTGCCCGTCCTTGAAGTAGACCGACAGGAACCGGACGATGTCGTCCGGCGTGACGTCAGCCGGCGCCTTGGCGCGGCCGATGAAGTCGGCGGCGTTGTGCTTCGCCAGCAGCAGCACGCGTTCGACCTCGCCGGCATTGGTGCGCTCCTTGGCCCGCATGGCGGCCACACGCGCCTTGAACATGGCCTCCAGCGTCGGTCGCACCGCCGTGCTGGGCTTGCGCTCTGCCGCCGGGTCATTGCCGGCCGCCACCGACAAGAACACGTCACGCGCCAGCTGGCGGGCCCGGTCGGGCGGCGCGTCACTGCAGCGGCACAGCGTCATCTTGCGCTGGGTGCGCGCGGCGTCGCGGGTGCGGTAGCGCAGCACGTAGGTGCGCCGGCCCGAGGGCTGGATGCGCACGCCGAAGCCCTCCAGCTCGGAGTCCCAAAGCCAGGTGTCGCCACTGGCGGGGGCGGGTGTGTTTTCTACAAGGGTCTTGTTCAGCTTGGGCATTTTGGGTCTCTTGGATGGGTGCCTGCCGTTGGCGGCCCGGGCCCATTTCGGGCGCGAACCAGGGTGAGAGGCAGTGAAATTTAAGGGGTGAACGGGATGGACGAAATCAGGCTAAGCGGTTGTTATTATGCTCAAAAATGAGCAAGTGTGAACCGCCGTGAAGCCCCCGGATTCAGCTTCCCAAGCTGTATGTCGAGGGTTCGATTCCCTTCGCCCGCTCCAACCCACTCCCTAAAAAACGCTGCCGAACCAATGACTTGCACGGCGAAGCCCGGCACGTCAAGCCCAGGGCGCGCCCGGCAGGCGCCGCCCGGGCGCAGGTCGGACTTGGGCCCGGATCCAGCCCGGGCGCATGTCGCGCCCACGCAACGCTGCGCGGAGCATGATCTTTTTTGGTTATGATGTGGGTTCGGGGGCCGTCCCCGGATCAGGAGACCACATGCCAATTCAGATCGGCATCAAGTTCACCGGCAAGTACGCCGGCCACATGGACACGACTACGGGCACCTACTGGGAGGTGCTGCCCAAGATCGAGGGCGACGCGCTCTACCTGCAGAGCCGCCTGCTGCAGCCTCGGGCGCAGGTCGGCCAGCGCACCACCGTTGGCGGGCTGTTGCGCCGCCTGCTGCCGGCCCCGATCGGCCTCGTGAACCTCACCGCTCAACCCATCCCCATCTCCGGTCCCTGGCAGGCGTCGGGACACCAGAATTGAACCATGTCGATAGAAGATATTGCCCAAGAACAAGAGGCCCGGATGTGGGAGATCAACAACATGCACCGCAAGCCGCTGCCGCCCCTGGCGAAGCCCGGTGATGCCCGCTACGGGCCCGAGGAGTGCGACGAGTGCGGGGCCGAAATGCACCAGGTGCGCCGCAGCTACGGGTTCAGGCTGTGCACAGCCTGCCAGTCCGAGCGCGAGCAAAAGCGCTGATCAGCGCGGCAGCGCGTCCACGAGCTTCTGCTGCCGGTCACGGCACTCGCGGTACATGCGCGCCGCGTTCACCCCCCAGCGCAGCACGGTGCCCGCCTCGCCGTCGCGCAGCTCAGCGAGCGGCGGGCACGGCTGGCGCAGGTTCGCCGGGATCAGGGGCGACTCCACGGATGGCGTCGTTGAGTGCCCGCAGGCCGTCATTATCAAGGCACACACTGCGATACACAGGCTTCTCGACAATGCGGTCCACGGTCTCGGTGATGGTCTGGTACACGACACGCTCGCGCTCCTTGAACTGTTCGTGGCCGACGGCGGCCGTGTCCGCCACCTTGGCGTCGTTGCGGCGCTTCTCGGCCTCGGCCTCGATCCGCTCCTTGTCGCGAGCGGCGTAGCGCCAGTCCTGGGTCTTCCAGGCGCCTCCAGCCGCCAGGGCGGCGGCGAGCAACGCGGCGGCGACGTGCGTCCAGATCATGCCGCGATCGCCTTGGCGGCCCGGGAGGACAGCTTGGCTCGGTCATCGAGGCCGGCCGTGCCGCCGTTCACCAGCTTGGTGACACGAACCACGTCACCCATGGCCGAGTCGGGGATGCGGCGCTCCCACCAAGCCACGCTGGCTCGCAGCGCCACAGCGGGCCGCAGCAGCTGGTCGGGGTCGCGCACCAGATCCATGCCCAGGGCCTGCCCCACGGCGGCGTAGTTGTCGCGGCCCGTGACCTGCACGAGGCCACGGCCACGGAATTTCCAGCCATCGCCGGCATCGACGTTGCCCATGCGCCCGGCGTACACCCGGTTGGCCAACCCTTCGGGGTTGCGCACGTAGGGCGCCGCATCAGCCACGGTCGGGAAGCGCTTCGGCCAGACATCGCAGAGGCGCTGGGCCGTCGAATAGCTCAGCCCCTCCTCCAAGCGCTCCAGCATGCCGCTTTCGTGCAGCACCTGGCCCAAAAAGTCGTCCAGCTCGCTGTCCCCAGCCGAGAACGTGCCGGGCCCGACCTCGACGGCGAACACACCAGCCCAGCGCACCGCCGTGGCCGGCTTCACGCCGCAGGCAATCAGAATTTCAGCCCACTTCGGGGCTGTGCGGGTGATCATTTTGGAAGCTCCCTGGCACGCCCGACCGCCAATACCGGCTGGTCGCGGCTTGAACCGCTGTCACTGCGGCGAGTAGCCCGATGGTGTCCCAGGAGGGTTGCCAGCCGGGCAGAACGAGAGGTGCGAACAGGCAGAAAATCGAGGCGACGGTCAGCGCGTAGAACGCCATGATCACCGTCTTGCGGGTGTTGTGATCGGTCTTCACCGACCGGCAGAACTGGCTGTAGAGCAGGGCCAGCGACAGGATCAGGTGAAGGGCGGTGAGGCTGCTCATTGCGGCTCCTTGGGGGCGCCAGCACTGATGCCCCGGGCCATCGCCGCCAGCCCCTGGCGCAAAGCAGACAGCACCGGAGCCCAGCCATTGCCGAGCGCGCCGATGAAAAACGCGACCACGGCCATGCCTTGGACTGCGGGGAACCCGTACTCTTTCTCCAGGTACCAGGCGGCCGAAGTCGTCAGAACGACAGCCGTGGACACGATGCGAGCGAGGAAGAAGGCCCCGGAGGCTCGGGTGGTGGTCGGCATCACCGACAGGGGCCACATCGCCCCGATCAGTGCGCACATGACGATAACCGCGTAGGGCCCGAAGAAGGGTCCAAGCAACGTGGTCAAGAAAATGGTGAGCGTGATCCCACCAGCGGTCGACGTTGGTTCAGCCATGGTGGGATTCTGCGGTCACGACGCCGACGAAGTCAGGTCTTGATCAGGTAGTTCAACACCAGCGTGGGCTGGGTGTTGTTGTGCGCGCCGCCGCCGCCCTGGCTGGCCGTGGTGGGCGTCGCGCCGGCCGCCGAGCCCGAGCTGCGCAAGTCGTTGGAGCCCGACCCGGCCGAGGCCGTGGCGCCGCTGATGGCGTGGCTGTGCGCGGGCGTCTGGGCTAGGGTCAGCGTGTGGGTTTCCGCACCGCCGTTGGCGCCCAGCGTGGCCCCATCCACGCCGCTGCCCGCCGTGGTCAGCCGCGACGCAGCCGAGCCGCCCATGTTGTCCTTGCCGCCAGGCACGCGGCCGCGCAGGTCGGGCAGGTTGAAGGTGGTCGAGCCGTCGCCGGTGCCATAGGCCGTGCTGATGGCCGCGAACAGCGCCGCGTAGGTCGTGCGGCTCACCGCTTGGCCATAGCACAGCAGCCAGCCGGTGGGTGCAGTGGAGCCCGCATAGGGCAGAACGACGCCGGCCGGGGCGCCACCGAAAGACGGGTTGATGGTGCCGGCGGCGCCGAACAGCGCCCCCAGCTTACTTGCCAGGCTCATACACCTCCCTTGAAAGAGCGAAACGGATTGATGTGGGTCGAAATGCCGACGCGGGAGCCCATCACCTCGGCGTTGCCGAGCTTCCAGCCCAGGTACAGGCGGACGTAGCGCGTGCTGGTGAAAAACAGCTGCGCCCGCAGCATGAAGGCCGAGCCGCCGCCCTTGGCGGTGTCGATGCGCAGCTGCCAGTTGGTCGCGCCGCTGTCCCACGAGCCCGAGCCCCAGGACCGGGTCGAGAACCCGAACCCGCGCTCAAAGCCCAGGAGGTAGTAGCTCAGGCCATAGGCCGGGTTGCGGATGAGCCACCAGAAGCGCAGGCGGTACTGGGCCCAGCGCGAACCCGATCGGGCTTTGTCGGCCAGGCCTGCTGGCGTCTTGGCGTCGTACTGCCCCGTGAACCAGCCGGCATCGACGCCATCGTCCCAGGTGCTGAACAGCTGCAGCCAGCCCCAGAGGTACTGGCGCGGGCCCGGCGCCACGCACCACCGGCTGCTGTCGCGCGTGACCGCGCACAGCGCCAGCAACGGGCTCAGCAGCCAGGTGATGACGTTGAAAGCGAGCTGCAGGACGAACAGCAGCGGGTAGATCAGGAATCGCACATCGTCAGGCGGCCTGTTGCCAGGGCGCCCCCAGGATGAATTGAACAGTGTCCGCCAGCGTGCGGGGGCTGTAGGTCGTGGGGTTGGGCAGGCCCAGGGCCGCCGCGCACCATTCCGAGCAAAAGGCCGCGCCGGGCTCGTCGTCGGCGGTGTTGAGCACCTGAGACCGCAGCAGGTCGAACCAGCCGTAAGCCTGTCCCTGCGTCAGGGCGAAGTGCTGCAGGACGCGCAGCACCAGGTGGTCCGGCAGGACGATGAAGTCCCAGTGCTCAGGGTCCAACTCGACCAGCTTGCGGCGCACGCCGCCGTCACGCAGAGACGACGAATGGCACCAGCCGTCCACCACCAGCTCGCAGTGGCTGTACTGCGAGCGCGTCCACCAACGGATGACGGCGTTGCCGACCAGACCCGGGGCCTTGTAGAGCGCGAGCTGTACGCGAGCCATACACCATCAGCTGAAATACAGCCGGCGCAGCGCCAGGTTCTCGGTCTCGGCCACGGGAGTGGTCAGGATCGCAGCCTGTAGCTCGGCGGTGACCGCCGACACCTTGGTGCCGACGTAGGCAACTGACTGCGCCACCTCGGGCAGTTGCAGGTCGATCCACTTGCGGATCTGAGCGTCCTTGATGATCGCCTGCACGCCAGCGTCGGCGCTCGTGAGCACGGCCATCTTCGCGGTGCCGAAGCGATCGAAAAACGGGCCGATGTCGATGTACCAAGCCCAGGCGGGTGCCGGTGCGGGCGCGGCGGGCTCAGGCTCGGGCACGGCCGGTGCCACGAACTGCGTGCCATCCCAGCCCCAGCCGATACCCACGCCAGGCGCGGCCGGCTCGACGCGGTCCCACTGCCCGGCGATGGCGGCCGCAAAAGCCGCGTCGGCCACGATGACGTTCTCGACCTTGCCGGCCTTGATCAGTGCGATGTCCATGATGCTCCCTTACTCGTACCACCAGACGAGGCAGTAACCAGATCCGCCAGCGCCGCCGGCAGACGTGCCATTGGTGGTGCTCGACGCGCCTCCACCGCCGCCGCCGCCTTTGTTGGCGGCGCCTGCCATGCCGGCGGTGCTGCTGAAGCCGCTTGCGCCACCGCCAGCTGATGCGGGGACGCTGTACGTCGAGCCCTGTCCAGTTCCGCCTGCGCCGCCGCCGCAAAATCCGTCGATGCCAATGCCGGGGATGGACATTCGCGCCGTTTGATTGAATGCGTTGCCACCAGCGCCGCCACCGCCGCCGCCTACATAGGGATTGGCGATAGTATTGGTAGCGTCGGTGTAGAAGTTCGGAATTGCACCGGCGCCTCCGAGGGAGCCCGCCCCGCCGAGCTGGTTGAAGCCGGAAAATCCGCTCCCGCCTCCGCAAGCACCATTTCCACCCGTGGTCGCCATACCTCCGCCACCGTAGCCACCGCCAGGGGATGTCAGGAGCGAACCGAAAGTCGATGCGCCACCGGCAGTTCCGTTTGCACCGGCCGTAGTGCTATTGAATGCGCCTCCGCTTCCACCTGCGCCAATGGTCACTGCCACCGGCCCGGTCACAGTGACTGGCTGCACCACAGGGAAACTGCCGCCCCCACCGCCGCCAGGACCGCCGTAGGTGCCAGTGCTTCCACCGCCACCACCACCGCCGCCGCCGCCGACCAGCCGGACCCACACCTGCCCACCAGCCTTCAACAGCCCATCGCTCGGCACGAACGTGCCCGAGGCCAGGAACTCCTGGTAGCGCAGCTTGCCGCCGCCGCTACCGCCCACGTTGGGCACAAAAGGATTGTTGGCCATTACGCGAAGTCCCCCCCACCCAGCATGTTGACGGCCAGCGCGCAGTTGGTGCCGCCGACGGCCGTCGCCAGGCCGGCATAGATGCGGTAGCCAGCGGGCACCGACAGCAGGCCGAAATCGAAGTCAGCGGGCTGCGTCAGCGCGGCCACGGCAGACATAGTGGCGGAAGGCACACTCACCTCGCCCAGCAGGATGTTGTTGGCCGCCGTGGTGTTGACGCTGCCGTTGTTGGCCCAGATGCGGATCACGGTGGCGTTGGTCGCGCCGGATGGTGCCGCGCCGTTGGTGCCGGCGTAGCGCACGCGCAACTTGGGCAGCTGCGAGCCGGCAGCGCCGGCCGTGAAGATCAGCGCCATGGACGTGCCAACCGCCTCGGTGCCGTCGTAGGCCTTGGTGCTGGTCATGGCCGTGGAAAGCAGCGCGTTGAGCGCTGCGCCCGCGTTCAGCTGCGTGGGCGCCGGGCCCTGGTTGAAAACGGTGATTGCTGCCATCGTGGCTCCTTATGCGTTCAGCGAATTGATGCCGCCCCAGGCCGAGGCGAAGGCCCGGCCGTCGGCCCAGGCGGTGATGGTGGGCGGGCTGGCGGCGACCAGCGCCTGGCCGCTCGCCCGCATGTAGCTGGTGCACCGCCAGTTGCCCGAGCCCAGGCTCTCGAACACCGCCACGTCACCCGCCTGGGTGACGATGTTGGCGCCCGTGGGCAGGATCAGCGACGTGGCGTTGTGGGTCAGCGTCAGCGAGCCCGCGAACGTGACCGTGCGCGATCCGCCATCGGGCACCGTGGAGCCGAACGACGTGATCGTGGTCGTGCCGGTGACGGTGATCAGGTTGGAACTGGCCGACCCGAGGCTTACCGTGGCAGCGCTGGCGATCGATCCACGGGGCGACCAGTTGAGCGCGCCGGTCATGGTGTCGCCGGTCTTGTTCACAGCCTGCGCGGCCGGGATGTAGAACCACTTGCGCACCACGAACGTGTCGCTGGTGATCGCGTCGGTGGCGGTCAGCGTGAACGACGTGCCGTTGGTGGCCGTGTAGTCGTCCCCGTTGCCGATCAGCATGACGCCGTTGCGCAGCACGTCGATCTGGCCGGGGTTGTAGCCGCCCGACACCGTGAACACGGTCTGGCCGTTGGAGGCCGGCGTGATCAGCACGTCGGCCCAGGCCGGCAGGCCGGACCCGCCGCCCGAGGACGCCACCGACAGCATGCCGTCCACGTCCACCACCAGGCCCGAGCCTACCTTGATGCCGCCCAGGCGGATCGCCGTGGCGGGCAGGTTGGACAGCTTGCCGGCCAGTGCGGTGGTCACGGTGGCTGCAAAGCTGGCGTCGTCGTTGATGGCGTCGGCCAGCTCCTTGAGCGTGTCCAGCGCGCCCGGGGCGCCGCCCACCAAGGAGGTGATGGCGGCGTTGACGGCGGCCGTCACGGCGGTGCTGTCAGCCTTGTTCGCCAGCGTGCCCTGCACGGTGTAGATCAGCGTGTCGATCAGCGCGAAGGCATCCCGGAACCGGCTGACGTCGGCGGTCTGGATGTTCGCTGCATTGGGCAGCGGGATGGAAAGATGCGACGTGCGGTCGTCAATAACAGCGGTCATTCAATGCCTCACAGAGTAAGCAGTCGCAGATCCCGGACACGCGGGCGCACGGCCACGCCGCCCGTGGTCAGGTGCAGCTTGCAGCGCACGCGGGCCTCGGTGACGGCGGTCTTCTGGAACTGGTACTCGTAGAGGCCCAGATCGCCGTCGATGAGCTTGGGCGTGCCGATCTGGGTCATGGTCAGGTCGCTGTCGCCAACATCCACGCCAGACACCGTGGGCACTACATTGGCGCCGCTCGGGATGATGGCCGAGAAAATCACCTTGGCCGTGCAGCCGGTCGCGTCGGCGTCGATGGCGGCCGAAATGTAGTCGTCGCTGGCGTGCACGACGCCCTGCACGATTTGGGTGCCAGGGTGCAGCGTGGCCGAGTTGTTGGCGTTGGAGCGCAGCCGGGCCTTGACGCCGACCGTGCCGGTGGTGGCGGCGCTGAACGCGATGCGCTGGTTGTCGCCGGCCTTCACCACGGTGCCGTCAGGCAGCGTGATCTCCAGCTCGCCGGTGGCGGCGCTGTGCGGCGACTCGATCATGGCGAGGGTCAGCAGCTCGGTCGCGCCGGTGATGCTGACGGTGCCAAGGTCGATCAGGCGCTCGGACTCGGTGTACTGGCGGGCCACGAGGCGGAACGCCAGGTCGCGGTCCTGGTACGCGGTCCAGGTGCTGGCGTTGGACGAGGACAGCAGCACGCCCACGGTGTAGGGCTGGCTGGTGATCCACTGCTGGGCAGCGGCGTCGAACTTGCCCAGCTCGGCCACGGCCAGCTCGCTCACGGCGTCGTTGCAGAGCACCACAATGGCGTATTCGGTGCCGGCCTCCAGGCGGGCTGGCGACGAGAACGCGAAGTTGGTCCACTGGTCGGCGGTGATGCTGCTGGCGGCCCGGCGGCTGTCGGCCACGATGGTCTGGGTCGGGTAGCCCACCTGGGTCTCGCGGATCTGCACCGACACGGCCGTGGAGCCCACGGCGGTGAACCACAGATCGACGCCCTCCAGCTGGATGGCCTCGGTGAGCGTGAAGGTCTGCGCGATAGGGTCCACGCTCTGCTGCCAGCGCGTGGTGGTGATCTGTTGCACCAGGGTGCGGATGTCTTCAATCAGCGTGCCCTGGCCAATGAAACTGGCCGTGGCCTGGCTGCCGCCCTGGCCGGTGAACGACACCTGCTTGGTGCCGGCCGGCACGTTGGCCGGGATCGTAAATTTCCCGAGAACGACACCGTTCGAGTCAGCGGTAACGGTCATTGGTGCTCCAAAAATCAGGGCGCGGTCGGCGTCACGGCCAGGCCGTCAAACGTCACCGAAGTCAGGTTTTCGCCAGGGCCGAAGCCTTCGAGGCGGAAATGCACCTCGATCTGGCGCAGGTACTCCAGCGTCTTGGTGAGCTGCACCGACTGGATGGACTGGGTCGTGTTCTCGACCGACATGTTCCCCCAGCCCTCGGTGAAGCGCAGCACGATGGGGCTGGTCCAGATGACGTTGGTGTCGGTCCAGCGGTCGATGGCGGGCGTCAGCGTGGCCTTGGCGGGCAGCGGCGAAAACGCCAGGTAGGCGTTGATCTTCATGCTGCCCGTGCGGCGCTCCTGAGCCAGCGCCACGCGCGACGTGAAAGCGCAGGTCTCCGGGCTGGTTACGTCGGCGGTCGGCGTCTTGACCGTGGCGTCGATGCCCATGGTCAGCTCGCCGTGCGAGATGGCGGCGTACTGGGTCAGGCCCTGGTCGCGTAGGCCATCGGACAGGAACGGGTCGACAAACAGCCCCTTCTTGGCGGCGGCGTCGCGCTGGGATGCGTCGGCTTTCAGCTTCTGCTCGCTCACCATCAGGATGACGGTGTTCAGGCGGTTGTTGATCGCCTCGATGTCCTGCATGGGCACGACGCGCACGCCGTCGTTGATGACGTAGCTGGAGGCCGTCCAGGTCTGCACCACCTGGGCCAGCGGCAGCAGGTTGTTGGGCACGCTGGGTCGCACCGGGTTGTAGTCGGTGCTGGTGCCCTCGACCCACACGAATTCGCCGTCCTCGTTCAGGCACAGGCGGTCGATGCGCGGCAGCTTGGTGTAGTAGCTGGTCTGGATCAGGGTGCCCACCACGGCGCCGGTCACGATGAACCCGTTGTCGTCAACCGCAGTCGGAGTGACCGACATGATGTGATCGTAGGTGACGTCGTAGGACTGGCCGGGCGCCGGCTCGGCGCCGGTCAGCGACCAGTCCACCTTGCCGGCGGTCAGCTGGTAGTCGGTGCCCTGAACGTAGGTGGTCGCGCCCTGCACCACGGACACGATTGCGACCACGGACGTGTCAGGCAGCGGATCCTGGGCGCCCGTGGTGGTGCCGTGGTTTAGCGTGGCCGTGGTGCGCTTGGTGATGCGCACCTGAGTGATGTTGGCGATCGGCGGCCGCGCCACATCCACACGGAAAGCGCCGGCAGAGCCCGAGTTTTTGGGCTCGCTGTCGATGAACCGGGTCACCGGCACGGCGTTGCGCGCCAGCCGGCGGCTGGTGGTCACGTCGATGCCGAACCCGTTCACGCGGGCACGGCCGTTGCCGACCGAGAACACCTGGTAGCCGTCCACGCGGTCAGCCAGGCGGGTGACGCCCAGGCCGCTCACAACGTAGCTGCCGCCGGCGCTGTCGCGGTCATAGCGCGCCAGGGCTTGGGTCACGCCGTCCAACTGGGGCGGGGCCTCCTTGGCGTTCACGATGCCGTCGGTGACGGTGTAGACCGGGAAGAACTCGCCGACCTGGTCGTCGCCACTCCAGGCCCACACGGGCACGACTTTGTAGCGCTCGGCGCCCTGGCGGTTGTAGGCGCGCGACTCGACGGCAGGGTCGAGCAGCGTCGGGTCTTCCACCGAGGTGACGATGGTCGTCTGCAGGCGCAGGCCGACCGCGATGGTGCCGACGATCGGCACGGTGATGGTGGCCGGGGCCACGCCGCGCACGTTGCCGTTCAGGTAGACGGCGCCGGCCTCGCAGGTGGTCACGCCGGTGTCGGGGTCCACCACAATGCCGGCATCGCGGATGACACCGCCGTCCTTGAGCATGGCGTCGGCCACACCCTTGAGGGCGTAGGCGGCGCGCGATTGCATCTCGTCGAGCTCAGCAGACTGCAGCGGCCGGTTCGGAATGAACCGGTGCGACTCATAGTTCTTGGCCGGGTCGAACCGGTTGTAGGAATTGGTGGTCATGGTCGCCTTAGAAGCTGATGACGGCCTCGAAATTTTCTTGGATGGCCGGGCTGCGGAAGATCGGCGTGATGTGCTCGACGTAGAGCATGATGCCGGGGTCCGTGACCTGGCCTGGCGTGAAATACTGCGTCCCAGGCGGCAGGCCGGTCTGCACCACGGTGTCCGAGAACACGGCGATCTCGCGGATGACCGAGCTGGAGGCTTCGCCGAAGTCGAAATTGCCCTGCACCCAGATGTGCCGGGTCTTGGCGTTGCCCGGCGACAGGCTGAACTTGCCGGTCGCTACGTCGATGTCGCCGGCGTCGTCAGGAACCACGTAGGCCCATTGCGTGGCCGTGCGGCGGCCCAGCTCGTTCATGAGCGCGCTGGCTTCCGGGTCCTCGGCAGTCGGCGTGGTCCAGGCGCCGTCCCCGGTGCCCCACGCGAAATGCAGCGGCCGTTTCGTGATCGCGTTGGCGATCGCCTTGCGGCCAGAACTGGGAAGGATTGCCATGTTGTACCTCTGAAATTGATTGTGCCGTCACGACGACGTGCGGGAATGGCGGGTGCCGATGAGCGTGCTGGTGGTCCAGGCCACGCCCTGCCACGGCGTCTCAGACCACGGCTGGCCGGCGTACTCGACGCCCATCTTGAAAACGCGGTAGCTGCGCCAGTATTTGGTCGTCACCAGGTAGGTGAGCTGGCTCCAGGGCAGGCTCTGCCACGGGTGGGAAGGCCACGTGATCGTGCCCATGGCGGCGCCGCCGCGGTGTAGGACGCGCCGACGGTGCCGCATGGGGTAGTTGGGCACCGAGACTTCCTCGATGAGCGCGTTGTCGAGCAGCGCCAAGTCCTCGTTGCGGACGTTGGCCACGTGCCGCCGCTTGATCGCCATGCCGACCGTCGAGTCGTTGGGCACGACCAGGCCGCCGCTGTACTTGACCTGGGGCGGCAGCATGAGCACGCCGGCCGGCTTGTTGCGCAGCACGATCGGCAGCACGTCCGACCAGTCGATAGGGGTGCGCGAGAAGGGCTGGATGTAGAACGGCCCGACAAAGTCCTCGTCCTGCAGCTTGTCGGGCCCGTCGAGGTCGGATTGGTCCAGCGTGAACACATCCTGCCAAGGCTCCAGGATCTGCACGTCCTTGCCGGTGATGTCCTTGATCGCGGCCTCGATGGCGCGCGGGTTCACGCGGATGCGGAAGGCTTCTTTCGGGATGCGCAGGCGGTACGCGGGGTCCAGCTCGCCATCCAGGCGCGGCACCGAGTAGAGCGCACCCCACAGGTCCAGCCACTCACCCTCGGCGGTGGTGATGACCATCTGCAGCAGCGCCTGGCGCACCTCGTAGCTGGCGTGGTCGACCTCGCGGGTGAACGCTGAAATGAGCACCCACAGCAGGCTCGTGAAGGCCTTCACGTGGTCGCCGTTGCTGGTGTTCTGGTCGCCAGCGCCCTCCACCAGCACCAGAGCCGACTTGTGGTCGAACTGAGCCGACACATGCTGCACGTCGAAGCCGTCGGCGCGCAGCGCCCCGATCAACGCGGCCACCGTGTAGGCGGTCAGGTCGTAGGTGTGCTCGGCCGCGCCAGCCGTGGCGGTGAGCGCGCCCGACGCAATGGCCCAGGTGGCGCCATCGGCGTGCCGCAGGCGAAACACCAGCTCGGCCGCCGGGTCCTTGTCGAACACCGCGGCATGCGGGTACTTGAGCAGGCGCTGCAGGGTGGTCGCGGTCATAGGGCGGTGATGGTCAGCGCGCCAGGCACCAGGGCCTCGGACACGTCGCAGGCGATGTTCTCGTTGCTGTTGGGCACGATGACGCGCACGCCATCGACGGCGAGCATTTCCTCGACCAGCTCCTTGAGGTAGAGCGTGGTGCCGGGCTGCACCGCCCGGATGGCCGTGGCGAAGCGGTCGGCGATGCTCTGCTGCACCGCCGTGGTTAGCTCGTAGTCGGGGAACATGCCGACCTGCACAGCCAGCGGGATCGCGCGCTCGACCATGCCCAGCGCCTCGACACGCACGCCTGCCGGGCGGAAGCCTGGCACGATGGTGCCGCCGGCGTCGGTGTAGCCGTCCAGCGCCTGCTGGGCCCGGGCCACCAAGGCATCCGTCGCGAGGCCCTTGCTGGAGTAGAGCCAGAACCGCACGTAGCCGCGCTCCTCCAGCACGCCCACGCGGGTGACGTACTCGTCGATGTTGCCGTCGGCGTCCGGCAGGCTGGTCCACTTCACCGCGTAGCGGCAGGCCTCCAGCGTTCCGCGCGACAGCGAGCGGACGAACTCAGCGAACCGGGCCTCGCGCTCGGCATCGCTCTCCAGGTCGCGCCCGGAGGTGATCGCAGAGTTGCTGACCACGTAGCCGGCGCCCGGCAGCGCGGTGGTGTTGATTCCGCCAGCCGCCACGTTGCCGGCGGCGCCAACATCGGCGGCCTGCACCGGGATGCGGACCACGGGCACGCCGATGGCCCAGATCAGCGCCTCGGTGGAGTTGTAGACCCGCCCGTCAGACGTGGCGAAGGCCGTGCCCAGCGGGATGGTGATCGCCTCGGTTGGCGCCGGCGTGAGGGAGATGCTGACGAAGCCATGGGCCCGGGCGGGCTGCAGGCGGTCGAAGCCGAAGGACTTGAAGGTGGCCACCGGGATCGCGTCGCGCAGCCCCAGCATCATCTGCAGGTACAGCTCCTCGATTTCGATGGCAGGCGCCTCCATGAGCGTCCGCGCCACGCTGCCCGGCTGGTAGTCGGTGATCTTGTCAGTGACGCCCCGGGCGTGGTTGAGCAGCCCGGCGGTGATCGACACGAAGTCTTTGATCTGAAACATGAGGGTCCTTATCCGGTGACGACGTCCACGACGCCGCCGGCGGCCGCCTGGGCCCGGGCGGTCACCTTGATCTTGTCGTTCTCGACGGTGGCGGCCACGGCATCGACGCTGCGCACCCGGTAGTCGGACAGGATGGTCGCCTTGGCGTACTCGGCCGCCAGCAGGCTCGCGGCTGGGCCGTTGATCTTGCCAATCAGGCGGTAGAACAGCGAACCGTAGTCGGGGTGGCGCATGGCCTGGCCGCGCGGCGTCACAACGCGGTGCTGCAGCTGCTGGCACAAGTTGGCCGATCCGCTGACCACCTCGAAGTCTCCGCTCTCGCTAGCGCGCAGCTGGCGGTCGGTCATCAGGCAGTCGCGCTCGAACACGCGGCCGGTGTCGGCCGAGCCCTCAAACACGCCGACAGGCGCCGGGATCTTGATGAAGTCGCCGGACTGCAGGACGCCATCGGCCACGCGCGCCGGGTCGTCGGTGATGAACGGCCACGACAGGTTGTTGACCCACACCAGCTCAGGCCAGCGGTTGGCGTCACCCAGCTCGCGCGCCGCGATGCGCGGCATGTCGTCGCCGTACTCGGTGGCCGCCAGGCGAACCGGCGGCATCTCGCGGCTGAACACGGTCATGCGGAGACCCCCGAGACGATGGCGGACACGTTGCGCTCGACCTCGGCCAGCGGAAGCGGCGCCAGAACGGGGTCGGCGTTTTTCACGGCCTTGACCGAGAACAGCGCCGAGCTGGTGATGCTCACCGAATTCTGGGTCGGCAGCATGAGCTGAAAGACGTTCAGGCCAGCGTAGGGGCTTGGCGGCCGGCCGCCCGTGGTGCTGGAGCAGTTGGACGCGCCGTAGAGGTCGTCGTACTGCTCGTAAGGCGTGCGCGGCCGCAGCGCGTTCTGGAAGATGCAGACGACCTGGTTGTAGGCGGCTGCGATGCGGGCCGCCCGGACCTTGATGTCGAGCGGCAGGTTCAGCACCGACTGCACGGTGCGGAACAGGTTCAAGCCGACCTGAGCCATGTCGCGGGCGAGCTCGATGGCCTGATTGGCGATACCGGTCGCGAAGTTGGTGATGCCATTCACTACGGTCTGCACCGCCGTGAACACGCGCGTGGACATGGCCAGGAAGTCTTTGACCAGCGAGCCGATGTTCGTGCTCACGCCCGGGGGCAGGACGGAGGCCGGAAGCCCGAAGCCGTCGCCCTGGTTGGCGATCTCGTCGGTGGCCGTGCCCAGCGCGGTCATGCCAGCGCCGGAATTGCCGTACTCAGGCACGGTGATGACAGGCACGTCGACCGTGGTCGCCAGGGCCTGCAGGGTGATGTTGTACTGGAACAACAGGGGGCGCGACTTGGAGCGCCGCAGCTGGAACTGCATGGGCACGACGGACCATGCGAAGTTGTCCAGGGCGTCCACGAACAGCAGGCGCACGCCGGCCGGGTCGGCGCCCTGGTCGATCGCGAACTGCTTGGCGGCGTGGTAGTCCTTCTGCACCAGCTGGTTCAGCGCCTCGAACGAGCCGAAGCCGTCCATGCCCAGGCCCTGAGCGTAGCGCCAGCCGGTGGTTCCCGCGATCACGCAGGACGGCAGCGCCTCGCCGAAGTTGTCCACCCAGCCGGTGATGTCGCGCCCCATGGTCTGGTGCACGGTCGCACGCGAGCTTTCCGTCCGAGTCAGGTCCTCGGGCCGGATCGGCAGGGTCACGGGCTGGCGGATCTGGCCCCGGTCATCGAGGATGAAGGTGATGGGTCGGACGCCAGCGCGCTGGTCCGTGGGCGCGGGTGCAGCGATCATGCGCCCATTCTGGCGTCACGACATCAGCCCTTGTTCTCGTTGCCCGGCAGCGGGTCGCCCGTGGGCACGGTCTGGGCAATCGTGGTGTCGGGGCTCTGCTGCAGCTGGCCGTTGGCGTCGATGTAGAGGCTGTTGTTGCCAGGCAGCACCACGGACGACAGCACGTTGCCGCTGGCGTCGGTGTAGAGCTTGTCGCCGTCGGGCACCACGGTGGTGACGGGGCCGTTCGGCGTGTCCACGGTGACCACGCGCTGGTTCTGCACGTAGTAGTTGCCGTTGCCGTCCCACTGCACCAGGTTGCCGTAGGCGTCGCGCTGGGGCACGAAGGTGTCGCCGCCGCCCGAGCCGCCCCCGGTCCCGCCGCCGTCGCCGCCACCATCGCCAGAGCTGGGCGCGTTCTTGAGCGAGCCAGCCACCGGCGGGCCGGACGTGTCGCCGCCCTTCTTGACGCCCGAGTGGGTATGGGTGGTCAGGCTCACGCCGCCGGCCACGACGTCGCCGCTGACCACGACCTTGCCCGTGATCGTGACCACGCCGCCCTTGATCTCGAACACCACGCCGCCCAGCGACATGCGCATGGCGACCTTCTTGTCCTTGTTGCGGTCGAGCTGCAGGGACTCGTCGAAATTCTTCTTCTCCAGGTCCTCGTGGGCCAGCTTGTCCTCCTCGGCGATGCGCACGAAGGCGCCGCTGGGGTGGTACAGCTCGACGTTCCCGTTGCCGTCGATGGTGGTGTAGACGTCGGACTGGTGGCGGCTGAAACGCCGCTGCTTGTCCTTGAACGTCATCTGGCTGATCTGGGGGTAGAGGAACCCGACCACGATCGGGTTGCCACGCCCCATGAAGCCCACCAGCACCTCCATGTCCTGGCCGTCGCGCTGGGTGATGTCCCACTTGTCGCCGGTCTTCTTGACCTCGGGCAGGTCCACGCTGCCGCTGCGGGCGCTGGCGCTCTGCGCCATGATGGGCACGCCAGTGAGGCGCGAGCCGTCATCGCACATCACCAGGTCGCAGCTGTGATCCTCGGGGTGGGTGGCGACCACGATCGCCTTGCGCAGCCCGGCCATCATCAGAGCAGCCCCAGGTTGTCATCGGCCCGGCGCGACTGCTCGATCAGGTAGGGCGAGCCCTCCATCGAGGCGCGCGTGGCGAAGCCTTCGCCGCGGTCAAATTGCAGCGTGGTGGTGTAGGACTGGAGCGGCATGAATTCGTGGTCGATCTGGTGCACGTAGGCCATGTAGCGGATGTTGCCCTCGATGAAGACGCCATAGTCGCCGGCCTTCATGAGGTCGTTGACGCCGTCCACGCGCTCGGGCCCGCCCTTCACCACGGCGGCGCCCTGCTCGTAAATGACGTTGTCCTTGTTCATTTCGGACATGATGCGGCGGCGCTTCTCGATCCAGCTTTGCTGGAGCGCGCTGCGTGCCTCATGCTCAGTTTTCGGTAGGCTCGGGCCCATGTTGGTGATGGTGTCCTCGCCCTGTTGGCTCTCGGCATTCATGGGCCGAGCGCCGTAGTATTTTTTCGCGGCGTTCGGGTAGTCCTTGATCGAGACCGACCCCTCCTGCAGACCGAACAGGCGCCGCACTATGTCGTCAATCAGGTCAAACTTGCTGTTGTTCACCCAAAAGTAGTTGGCCACGTTGGCGTCGGAGCGCGTGGCGTTCATCGACTTGATCATGTGGTCCTTGATCAGCGAAACGCCCGGAATGGGGGCGTCGTCCTGGATCTTGGCTGAGGCCCGGGTGGCGGGCGTGGACAGCAGGAACGCCGGGATGGGGCGGTACACCAGATGCACGCCATCCTCGCGGTCCTCGGTGTAGAGCTCGTTCCAGACGCCCACGTCGCCGTGAAAGCGCATGATGTCGTAGATCGAGCCCTGGCTGTTCTGGTAGCTGTTGTTGACCACGCCATGTGCCACGGTGACACCATCCCCTACGGTGATCTGCCGGGGCACAAGCGACCAATCGGGCATGAAGCCAGCCAGGTGAGGATTGATGATCCTGTCGATCATGCGCCGCATGAATTCGTTCGCAGGCAAGGTATTGACGGCCTGCACCCCCAGGTCCTGCCACAGGCTGTAGTTGGTCAGCAGCGGGACCCCATCGACGTAGTTCGTCATGTAGAGCACCTGGTAGGTCTGCCAGATTTTCCCGAAGTCCTGCCCGACCACCGCCACGGTGCGCTGCGGCCGCCCGTCGTCGCCCTGGATGCGCTGGCGCGTCACGTTCGACACGAAGCCCCGCATCACGATCGGCAATTGTGCAGGGCGCGGCCCCAGGCCGCCCCACATGCGGATCTCAATCACGTCCATAGGCTCGATCAGGCCGTACACCGTCTCCAGCGTGCCATCGCTCCACGATGAGCTGGCAGCATCGGCGAACGAGATCGAGAACGCGCCGGCCGGCTGCCGCACCGACTTGGAGGTGCGCACCGATGAACCAAGGCTCAGGAATGGCGTCAGGTCGATGAACGGGTCTTTGCCCTGGTACCGGCCTGACACGGCCCAGTTGCCGTCCAGGGACTCGCGGCTGATGGTTTTGAACAGCCGGACGGACAGGTCGGGCTTGGCTTCTTGTGCGTATGGCATGGCTTATCGGCGGTCGGAAACGTCGGGCTGGGGGGCGGTGACGCGGGTCTGCAGTTCCTGGCGCGGAGCCACCTCGCGCCCAGAGCTGTCCTTGTGGACGATGTCCACGCGCAAAGGGTCAAACGACACGGCCGAGCCACGGCCCCAATTTTGGCCATTCGGGACTTCGGGCAAAGGGGTGCCCGTGTAGTTTTTCTTCGCGGTCTCGACCATCTTGCGGAAGGCATCCCAAGAGTGTTTCCCTTGGTTCGGGCTGCTGCCGGTCGGCAGAGATTGCCACTCGTTACCCATACCCGGCTTTCGCGCGGCCCCCTCAAAGTCACCGTTGAGCACCATGTCCAGGACGCCACGCTGACGAAGCGTCTCAATGAACGCCTTATCCTGAGACTCAGGCGAGAAATCCGTGAGCCCTAGCTTCGCGGCCAGGCCGCGCCATGTGCGGTTGACGAATTGGTACCGGCCGGCGGCCGTGCTCGGCCCATCGGCGGTGACGAGCCCCACTTTGTTCGGGTGCTGCCCCAGGTCGGTGATGGCCTTGTTGAATTTTCCCTGGCCCACGAGGGTGTTGTAGTTCGCCCCTTCGGACATGGCGACCACGTCCGAAAAGATTTTCAGGTTCTTGCGTTTCTCGGGGTCAGCGATGTCGGACATGCTGGACGCCATAGGAACGGAGCTCCCAGCGCCATTCGGCGTCCCCGCCGCGGCCGCTGTCGTAGCTGACTGGCGCGCCGCGTTGATCCGCCCAGGCAGCGCCTGTTCCTCGGTCTTGATCCTGCTGTCGCGATCCGTCTTGGCGGCGTCCATCTCGCCGTCGATACCCTTGAGGCGTTCTTGGATCTCGCCCCGGCGCTTGTTGTATTCCTCCTCGCTGATCTGCCCCATGGCCCGCTTGCCACGCAGGCCGCGCTCCTCGTCGAGCAGGCCGGTGCGCTCGTCGCGCAGCTTCTTGCGGGTGCTCTCGTAGCCCGAGTGGATGCCGCTGATAGCGTCCTTGCTCTCAGCGCGGGCAATGTCCTCCATGACCTGGCTGGCAAGGGCGACAAGACGCCCGCCCAGGT